GCATATAAGGGCGATAATGATAAACAAATACCAACCAAATATGTAAAACCATATAACCAATTCATCTCTATACCTCACTTTTGCATTAACATACGTTCTATGTTTTTAACATCTGTACGCATTTCTTTTTGTTCTTCTTTAATTTCCTGTACATCTTTTTCAGTTTCAATGATTGTGTTTCTAATCATCTGGTCCTTTAAGTCGTACTCAGTTCTGCCTATCGGAGGTTCAGGTAATTCTTTTGCTTCTTGTATGTCCGCTTGTAAAGTAAACCACATCGTAACAATCATAACTAATGTTGTTCCTAATGTAATTAAAGTTTCTATACTAAATGTAAATTTACTGTCTTTACTCAGTTCTGCCACTTTGTTTTCCTTCTTTCTTTTTTTTGTTAAATATTGCATCCCAACGTTTTGCAAATTCTTTTTGAGATATACCTATAGCTCTAGGTTTATCTCCTTTCCCAACCCCGTTAGGACCTCTATACATTATCGTAAATCAGAAGGAGCTACTTGTCTAGTTCCTCCCACCTTATCTGTTTTCTTCATTCCAAATTTTCTTATTGCTTCTCTATAAGAAGCTAGTGCTTGTTGTGCTGCAGCCATTCTAATTTGTGCTATAGCAGGGTTATCTTCTCTAGCAGCTGCATCCATTAATGCTTTTGATTTTACATAGTCTATTAATGCTGGTTGTAATGTATTGTCAACATCTAATGCTGTAGTGCCATCTATAGAAGCTAATTTATCTGGCTCTGCATAGTAAGAAATTATTATTCCATCAGAAACTATATTTACAGTAAAAATACTACTAGCATTATCATGACTTGCTGCTGTAGTATCTCTATATCCTCTAGTAACAGTTAATGTATTAGTATTAATATCTGTAATTAACATTATTTCACTATCTATTTTTATCATTTGATTATCTGAAAATTGACTACCTTCATTTACATCTACAAATACTTCCGAATCATCTAAAGCTTCGTTTGTTTTATTTTGAGGTAATGGGTCTCCAGAAGATTGATAAGCTAATGTTGCTCCTAGTTGTGCTGGTTTATATTTACCCTCACCTGTTTCAGTAGTATTAGCATCTCCTTCTATAGTAGCTATTGCTATTCTATCACCTTCTATCCACCATACAAAGCTATTTGAAGGGTCTGTATATATATTAGAAATAGATGCCATTATACTTCAGTCCATACGAATTTATCACTTACTGATGTTTCGTTATAAAATCGTTTTATTTTTCCAGGAGTTAATCTAGGTATATCAATATATTCTCCGTCAGAATTTTTAATAGAGCACCTAAATACTTTATTAATAGTTATATTTTGATTGTCATCTAAATCATACCATAATTTATTGTCTAATAAAGTTGTTTTAGCATTTTCCATTTTTTGTTGATGCATTCCCATATCAACTAATGCTTCATTAATTAAATTTAATACATAATTTTGAGATACTCCAGGAACTGCCTGAAGAACTCTACTATATATTTCTTTTCCAGTAAGTTCTATAGCTGCCATTATTTAGGTCCTTGTAAAGTTTGTATTTGTTCTTTGTATTGTGCATCTACCATTTGATATTGTTGAGTATACCAAGTGTATTTAGCTTGTTGTCTATTTAATCTAGCTGTTAATTCTTGTATATATCCTCCAGCTACTGATAAATGACCTTGTACTTCTTTAATTCTCATATCACCAACAGCATTCCATTCAGCTAAATGAGTTTGTGCTCTTTGTAATTCTGTTTGTACTATAGCTAAAGCTGAAGATACTAATTCTGTGTCTTCTGCAGCTTGAGCACCATAAGCATCTGTTGTAGCTGAAGGTTCATCTCCATTTATGTAAGCTTTAGCTCTATCAATAGCTTGTTTAACATTTGTAAGCTGAGAATTCGCAGTTAAATATGTGTCTTCATCTCCAAACACTGATTCTTGGTCTGCTATTTCAAATTTATCCATAATATCGTGTGCATCATCTACTTCAGCTTTAATGTCTACTAAAATACCAGTAGCAGCATGGTCAATAATATCATCTGTATGTATATCATTCATTAATCTTTGTAATGCATTTCTTGCTGCATATAATACTACTGCATCTTCTGCTTCGTCAGGAAAATTATCTATACCACTAGCTCCGTCTCCGTGAGCTACTGTAATACCTGTATTAATAAAAGTTACAGCACTGTCATTTGAAGCTACACTAACAGGTTTAGTTTCTAAATTATCTGTTTGTATACAATATACTGGGTCACTTGCTTGAGCATATTCCATATAAAGTGGGTCTGATGCTCTATCTTTCATACTTACAGGTATTTTTCTACAAGGCATATGTCTAGATGCATTACCTGCATCTTTTCTAGTAACAGCTACTATTCTTTTTCCTTGTATATCAATAGTATTAGTAAATTCACTAGTAGAAGCTATTCTTTCTAATTTGCTTATAGGCAATATATTTAAAATAGAACGAGCACCTGCAGTAAGCCAATCAGACAACGCATCGTCTTCAAGGCTTGCAAAACCTGTTAAAGCATCTACTCTATTTTTAAATGTTTCAGCCATTATTTACCTCTGTAATTATAACCTTTTTTTGAAGGTGATTTCTTAGCCTTTTTTTTCTTTACTTTTTTCTTCATTTTACTGTAACCTTATCCTTTTTCCATATTTTTGCTACCGATTTATGTAATTTATCTTTAGCAAGTTTATCATTATTTGCTTTAGTCTTTTTCATGTGACTTTCCATGTCTACTCTGCCAAAATTAATTTGGTCTTTTCTAATAGCAGTTGCCATAGGAGTATCTCTTATAATAGAGTTTACTGTGTATCTTTGTGGAGAAGCTTTTTGACCACAAGAACGGCAGTTAAACCAATTTTCTGGATTAGGCTCGCTACAATGTTGACACTTACTCATGCTACATATAAGTAACTATGTAAGCAACTCTTGTTCTATCAAGTTTTGCTGTATTTATTGAAATAATTGTATTATCTGTTAATGTAGCTACAAAGGTTTTTACTTCTTTAGCTAATGAACCATCAACACTACTAGCTGCTACACTAATATCATTAATAATAACTTTTACTTCTGCTCCACTATAATTTGCCATTTTATTCTCCTATTAGTTTTAAATTTTTAGGGTGTTCGGGGTTACACCTTTTTACGAATAACCCCACAGTACCCAAAACTGTCAATCCTCACGGATTAGTTTATGAGTTGGTCCATGTACCATCTAAGGCTGCAACACCTTTAAAGTACCATCCTGAACCGTCACAACATAACTCTACATAGTCTCCTTTAATAGCATTTACTCCAATAATTAAATTAGAGAGACCTGTACCATTAACATTTGAACCATCTGCATCGTCTGATGTGTCTACTTCACCTTCCAAAATTCGACCCCACAGAATCGCTGAACCAGCTGCAATAGTAATTGCTGCTGTAGGAGTATTCTCCTGTACAACGAATTTGTAGTTCGTACCTGCTTTTAAAGATGTAGGCAATGTAATTGCTACTGCACCAGCAGCTGAATCTAGGTAAAACTCTTTACCACTATCAGCTACAGCATCTAAAGTACGGTCTGCTTGGATTTGTTCAACTGGGTTTAAAAACCCACCTGCACCACTATTTTGTTCTAAGTAACTACTTCTCATTTTATAGGTCCTCCACATTAAATAATGCGTGAGATTCTGGTAAGCATACTTCAAGTCCTGCTTCAGTCAGAATCATGTCTTTTCTTAAGTCCTCATCTGCAGCTTGTACATTTGTTTGAACTTGAGTATCACGATTAATGCCGTTTCCTACTAATGGTCTGTAGTATAGTTTACTCATGTCAGCCATAACCATTAACCCAGCTGAGTGACCTCTAAATAATGGTTGTTTAACCATAAATAGGTCTCCGTGTACTGTATTAATTGCCATTAGCTTATGACCGAATCCACCGTCTACGTCTTTCATGTTTACTTTATAAGGACTGTTAGCATAACCAACTGATGCATCAATAAACGCACCATTTCCCATTTTATTAAACAAAGTAATCATAGGTAAGGAAGCCATTGCTAATTTTTCATTAGAGCCTCCACGAGCTGGGTCAAAAATAACTTCCATATCAGACAATAGTCTGTCGTATGTAAGTTCTGCTTGTGTCATAGAACGAGCATAAGCTTTGCCTGAAGCATAAGCTAAATTGCTACTTCCTGAAACAAAAGTACTATTTTTGATAATTTGTCCAACTAGACCTTCAGTGTATTGAATGCCATTACTTCTTGCTTTTTGATTAAACAACATAGCTCTTTCGATATCTATTTTGTGTTCTCTCAATTTGAGTGCAAGCACTCTTTCAAACTCATTAGCATATCCTCTCATGTGAGTTGCGTATGCTGTGTTTGTTACTTCTGCAGCTGTTTTAAAGATTTGAGTATATCCAAATCCATCATCAATGCTGTTTGAAAAAACATCAGGTGAGCCAGTACCTTCTCCGAAAGCACTACCAATTACTTGACATTTATCATTATTTGCTAAGGTATTAGCTCCAGTTGCTCCTGATATACTTAAACATCTAGCTCTAAAGCTAGTGTCAGTTCCACCATCGGCTGGTGCAGTCTCTATTCTAAAAATAGCTTGACCAAACCCAACATTTGCTGCAGCCTTACCTGTTGTTCTTACTGCAAATACCATTCCTTTAATTAACCAGTCTACGGATGCTCCGTCTACTGTGTCTACTATTAGTTGGTATTCCGTGTCAGCTGCTACTGTTGTTACTGTAGTACCTTTAACTAAAAACTCTCTACTAGTGTAATCTACTTTGCTACGGTCTTCAAGGTATCGGAACAAAGAGTCGTCAGTAGGCAGTTTTGCAGTTTTGCTCAAGTAAGTAAAGAATGGTGATTCCTCTGGAGATAGCTCAGCTATCCTATCAGAGAAATTATACAATCTTCTTTGGTCTTGATTCTGACCAGCTGGAGCAGCATTACTAACAGCAGTGAATTGACCTGGATTATTCGCAGTTATTTTTCCACTTGTTATTGCCATTTATATCCTCCTAAGATATTATGATTTTATACCCTTGCTAATTTTACCAGCTTGAGAAGCTCCCATAATATTATTCCACATGTTATCTTCATCAGAGACTTTAGGTGGTTCTCCACCTTGTATAATTCCTGCTGACTTAGGTTTACGTTGTGTATTTTTAACATTTTGAATATTATTATTAGCTCTGTTGCCGTTTTTAGCATTCCATACGTTATGTAGGGTATCTAGAGGAAGTTGTTCTTTAGGAGTAGTTACAAAATTTACAAATTCTCTTGCTTCATCATTAGACATATTAAACTCGCTTTGAGCTCTATATTGTAAATTATCAACAGCACGTTGTTGCTCTAATCTAGATGTATAATCTTTCATTCTAGCAGAAACAGCTGTTTCAATTTCATTTTGTCTAAGTCTAAAAGAAGCAGAATTAGGATTTGTATACGCATCCCATGGATTAAATTCCTCTTCGGTTAACTTTATCTGTTCTTTTTCTTGTCCGTTACCCCCTGATAAATGGTCTCTTACTACGTCTACCAGGTCAGGATTATCCTGAAATAGCTTAGCTACTGGTTGTAGTTTCTCGACTTCAGCCTGTGCTTTATCATACATAGACTGGAATTTACGTGCATCATTAGCATCGTCGGAACTCAAATCTTCTTGATAATCAGACTCATTTATAACATTATTTTCAGAAGTTTCTGAACCTTCTAAAGGTTGTACATTTTCTTGTTGTTGTACTTCACTCATAGCTATTTTCTCCTTTTAGATGTGCTAATTTATTCACTACCATCTCCTGACAATAATGAATCCATACCAGCCTGCACCTGTTGTTGTTGTTGTAGCTTATTTTTCTCAACTTGGATTTTCTGTTGAGCACCAGCTCCTGTCATAACTTTATTAAGTTCAGATTTAAATTTCTGTACTTCTACTCGTTTTTTGTCACTCACTGATTCTCTTTGAGCAGTTTGTAAATCGCCACTAAGAATCTTTATTTGGTCTTGTAGTTGACCTACAAGTCCTTGTAATCTTGATACTTCACTAGTTCTTTCTAATACACCTTGTTTGTCGTATATCTCTGTTTTCTTTAATGCTTCTACTTTATCAATTAATCCTAATTGATATGCTTCTAAATACATTTGATATTCTGCATGTTTATTAGAAGGCATTGTTGAACCAGATATAATTCTAACATCGTATTGACCAAGGCTAATATCATTTTCTATTGCTGTAATAGCACCAGACTTATCATCATATAATCTAGTATTAATAGCAAACTCTGTAATATCATTGTTTGGTTGAACTATACTAAATTTCTTTTCATAAGTATAATGTCCTTTACCTAGTTGGTATAAAACTTTTCCTAATTGTTGTAAAGCCATTTCAATATCTCTTAGCTTACTTGCTCCTCTACCTTCTCCCATTTGTGCTAATAACATTGTACCTCTAACACTATTTGGAGCACCTTCTTTAAATCCTTGTAGTAATTCTGGTATACCAAAGTTTAAATCAATGTATTTTTCACACTGATTAATTAACTGATAAAACTCTCCTGACAATGGTTGTGGAGAAGGGAAATGTGGTTCTCCATAACTAGGGTCATATTCAATTACTGCATTAGGATTAGCCCAATCTTTTTCTAATTGACTAATACTTTCTACACTACCTTGTGGTACTAGTAATTTTAATCCTGCTGATGTCTGAGCATGAGATAGTGCAAGAGAAAATAGTTTATTCAATAATCTTTGCATATCTTTAACTTTATTTACATCTGACTTAGGATATGGTGTATTGGTCCATATATTAGGAATAGGAACAATAGGATAAATATCTGTATCAAGTACTTCTTCATATAGTAATACTTGACCTAAAGATGTTGTAACTTTAATTCTTGTTTGCTGTACTTCTACAAATTCATATAATTCATTGTCAAATAATCTTTCATTTTGCTCTGCAAAAGCTTCAAATACTGAAGCACTCATAATAGTTTCAGTTCCGTTTTTATTATCAGCTACTCTGTAAAATGGAACTTTTACTTTACTAAATCTTTCTATAAGACGATATCTTTCTCCAACTGCAGATTCATAATCTTTGTTATCTACTTCTGCTGGAGTAAATACTTGTTGTGAATTTTTATTTTGAGAGTTAGGGTAGTCACCGTACATATCAGACATATTATATGTATCTATATCTGGTAAAAATTCTTCTACATCAGGATATAAACTTAATAATTGGTCTTTAGTAAGAATGGTAGAAAGCAATACGTTGGCTGCATCTTTAAAATACCTATCTTTAGAGGCAGGGTCTACATACACACGAAATGGATTAATGTGAGTAAACATAACTTCGCCTCTTCCATAGTCTGCTTCAGGTTCTACATATCCATAGAAATAACCCATACCTGTTGTAGCATAATCATGTACAGCCTGTTTAAAATGATGAGCACCATCGGAAATATCATAGATATACTCTAATAAAGTTTTCCAAACTTGTGCTACTTGTACATCGGAATCTTCTCTAGCAGTAATACCAAACTTTACTGGTCTAGATGTCATTAATGATTTTAACTTATCTATTGCTGCATATATTCTATCAATAGTAAAGTCTGCTTGACCAATAGATTGTAAAGCATCTGATTCTTGTACGGTATAATGATTTCCTAGAGTAAAGTCTATAGCATCTCTAGCTTCTATATCCCAATCTTTTCTTGCATCTGCGTATCTTCTAAATAGCTCTCTATTATCTTTTGCTTTTTGGTCTTCCTGTATTGCCATAACTATCCTATATACGGTTCAAAAAATTCTTTATAAAATTCTTTATTTCTTGCTAAACGTCTTCTATTGCCTTCTGCATCTTTAAATGTTCTTTCATAATGTTTATATCCAGGTCTAGTAGGGTCTTCTTCTACTGCACCTTTTACATCATTAAACATTAAACATTTAGAAGTAGTTGGAAATCCTCTTAAATTACCAACATTAAAACAATAATCTGCTAAAGCATACTTTAATCTTTCGTCAACACTTTTCCAATCTACATTGTTAGCATTAACATAGTTTTTAGCTTTTATTAAAGACAGCTCAGCTTCATGTTTTAGCTTTACTTCCATTTCTTTTTCAGAAATGCCTTTTGCTTCTAACAATAACTGCTCTTTGTCAG